TGGTAAATCTGTAAGTCATCACTAGCACCAAAAGTAGCCTTGTCGTTGTCGCCTAGTGCTATGCCGCCGTTGGCTGTGATTTCGCCAGTGCTTGTCACTGCCGCAAACGTAGGACTATCGCCCGTTGCAACGCCTTGGTTCAAAGCCTTAACGCTTGCAATAGCAGTAAGCTCTGAATCCATCAAAGCACCTGCCGCTGTGACGTTAGTAGCATCGGTGACGTCCGCACTAGCTTCAATAGCATTCAGCTTAGTATGATCAGCATCCGTAAAGACATTAGAATCTGTAGCGGCTTCTACCGCTGTACGAATCTCTGCATTTGATTGGTCTGCGGTTGCAGAGGCTTCAATGCCATCAAGCTTTGTACCGTCTGTAGCTACATCGCGACCATCGACTGTGCCGCCTACTACAATATTACTTGCAACAGTCAGTGTAGAAGCCATGTCTACAGCACCGTCTATATCTACAACATCTAGGTTAGTAACACCATCAACGTCTATGTCACCTGAAATATCTAAAGAAGTAGCGGTTAATACGCCCGTAACACCTAAAGTTCCACTAACAGTAGAGTTACCCGTAACGATTAAGCTATCAGCACTTTCGTCCCAAAGGAGACTTTTACCTGTGGTAGCTCCGAAGAACTTAACATCGTAGCCTGTATCATCTACACCTACTGTTACTGTTCCATCTGCTTGTACTGCACCATCAATGTCAACAGCATCAAGGTTTGTAGTACCATCTACATCTAGGTCGCCATTAAAGTCTACGTTGCCTGCGACAGCTAAAGTTGTAGCCATATCTACTGCGCCATCAATGTCAACAACATCTAAGTTAGTTGTTCCTGCTACATCTAAAGCGCCATCAATATCTACTGCGCCTGAGAAGTCACCTGTAGCCGCATCAAGCTCACCGCTTAATGTAATGTTGGTAGCTCCAGTAACTGCACCATTAAGTGCTACAGCACCGTTAATATCTACAGTTGTAGCGGCTATTTGAATCTCAGTGTCTGCAACAATGTCTAGTTGCCCATCAGCACTAGAGTTAATGTAAATTGCGGCATCGCGGAACTGAACCTTATCGGTTGTGGTCAACTCTACGTCTGTGCCACTGGATGTGTTGCTCAATGCTAAAATCTCTGCGAATGTATCAACGGTATCCTGCTGTGCATCTACATAGGCTTTGATAGACTGCTGAGTTGCAAGGGCTGTCGCACTGTCGCCAGAAAGATCATCTTGGTCTAAGATATCTGTGACTGTAACTGATCCTGTGCCAGATAAACCGTCAAACTCTACAATACCGTCTACATCTACGTTGCCTGTTACAGTTATGTTTCCACCGACTGTAAGGTTTCCTGTAGCTGTAAGGCTATCAATGTAAGCGTCTTTAAAACGTAAAGCATTTGTACCTAAATCTACATCGCTGTCGGTTACTGGATACACAACACCATCTTCAATGCGTACTTGCTCAACCGCACTGCCACCTACTTCTACAAAAACGCTCCAACGGTTGTTAGTGCTGTCAACAACTATCTTATTTAAGAAGTCTTGGTCGCCAATGATTTCAATGTTACCGCCTTCTCCTGCTCCACCATCGTGTTGGTGTCCTGTCGTGCCTGTAGCGGCATAAGCAAAAGCAGTAACTAGCTGATTATACTCTGCGTTAAAAAGTGATGCTGTAATCGTATCGCCATCGGTAAGCGTACTTTGTCTAGTGTAACTTGTTCCTGCCATTTGGGTTATCTCCTACCTGATGGGACGTAATTTATGTAAATGCCGTTGATTGCGTAAGGCGGCTTTTGATCTGAGCTTTTAATTTTAAAATTGCAAACAGTGCCACTACCTTGGACAGCTTGACGGAGCATTGGGTCAGTACTTGCGCCAAATACAGCCGTTCCGAATACAGCACTTCCAAACAATGAAGGCGTTGGTATATCATCTAAAGTATACTCTGGCGGCTGTGGTATTGTTGTGTCTTCGTAGTCATATCTAATTCTTAATGTTGGAGTAACTGCTCCTTCAGGAGATACCGAAAGCTTAACGTACTGTAAAGTCTTTCGGGTTCCTACATCACCAAAGTCATAGTGAGGTGTCTGATACTGAGCGTCAATATCTAATAAACTCCCTGCGGCTGAAAAGCTGTTGCCTACGTTGTGGTTATAAACATAGCCTTGGTTGTCGCCGTGATATAGTTTTTCAATGCCTGTAGCCTCAAAACCAGAAGCAAAACCAGTAGCTTGAATGCCAAGCGTTTCAGACCATTCAAAGCCGTTAGCAGTCAATGTTCCTATAATTCCTTTACCTGCCGCAGTAGATCCACCATCTGTATTATAAAATAATCTGTATTGTGACTTGCTTCTTAGGACTGCACTTGTAATATTAAAAGCATTAATAGAGTTAGCTACTGCTGAAATAATGGATTGTATTTGGCGACTGACTGATCCCAATTCAACGTCACCAATTCTTGATGTACCTGCAACAGAACGTATACCGTCTGGGCTAAGAAACACTAAGTCACCGCCGATCTCCTGAATGCTGTGTGAACTCAAGCAACCTACGTTTTGTGTAACAGGAACCACCGCAATGTTACTAGAATCATTAATGTTTACAAGCTTGTGTATGCTATTTCTACAAAATATAATAAGATCACTACGGAAGCTTTTAATACCAACCACTTGGTCAGGTAGTAATATACTTCCTGATCCAGTACCCGAAAAGCTACTGGGGTCTAAAAGCGCACTATAATAAACTGTGTTTTTTGCGGTAGGTGCATTTGCAACAACTAAGTGCTGATCATGTATAGCACAAACTGTTGGGGCTGTTGTGCCGCTTACCGTGACTTCTTCTGCAAAGAATGTGCGAGTAGTTAAGCCGCCTGTACCTGTCATGCTAAATAAGAAGGGCTTATTAACTCCGTCAGTAATAATGATCTGTCCGTAGTCTGTGTTTCCTTCAAAGATTGTAAAGGATGTTTGAGCCTGTGAGGTTCTAGCGTCCATGCTACGGCCTGTAAAGGCTGTGTGGTTGTCTCCAGTACCTGCAACACTAGCTCTGTTAATTTGAAGCCACGTATCTTCGCCATCTGGACTAAAGAAGATTCCATCGCCCGAACAAGCTATAAGGCCATCAGCATATACTGCAAGCCCTAGTATTTCATTAGAGCCGTTAGGCCGCGTGTCGCCAAAGGCTGTATAGCCGTTTATACGGCGGTAGCCTCCATCTGCATCAACTTCAAAGTTTACAAGCTTTGTAGCTAATCCCGGCTGTCCGAGCATCTCAAGTTGGTTTAGGTTAGTATTTAACCCACCCTTACATGAAACACCATAGGGTTGCGAAGCGGCCATATTATACGAATCTCATTCGGTCATCTTTCATGTATGTAGGCGTAGGCTCTAGAAGGTTAGAACGCATACTGCGTAATCCTTTCTTAAAGTCATCTAATGCAAATGCCGCCGCTTGCGGGTTGTCTTTAAACTGCCAGATATAGTAGCGAGCTTTAGCTAGTAATACAGACGTATACATTTCGGGAAACACTACAGTGTCTCCATAGGCTGTAAGCTTTGTCGGTAGGCTCCACGCATAGAACCAAACGCGATATACTTTATCGGGGATAGGGCTGAGTCCAAACTTCCGTGAGTCTGGGCTTCGGATGACGTTGCTAGGCTCACCGTATTGTTGTGTGTCAGCATCGTCTAAATTTTCTGAAATTCTTCGGTAGTCCTTCCATGCCTCTGTAGTCATGAAGCGAAGGTTACGTGCAGTGTAAGGAGCAGTTTCTCCACTTACACCCACTGTAGTCATGTAGAAATTATCCCAATCTATAGAGTTGTAGTCTGTAGTTATGCTAGAGCTTGCGGGCTTTAGTTCGTAGAATCGCGTACCCGCCACTGTCTCAACGTATGTGTTACCATACATCGGATCTGTTGCGCCGCTTTCTGCAACAGACAAGAAAGGCCATTGGGGTTCTTCGTTTATAATGTCAAAGTATGAGCGGTTGAGCGCATCTTTAACATGTTGCTGTACACCAACCGCATTTGTAAATGTTGCGCTTGTTAACGTAACTTCATTTAGTTCCCGCAGAAGCTCGTTGGTTAAATCAAGATAAGTTGATGACATATGTTATTGCGCCTTTGTTTCTGTTTTAGTATCGGGCTTATTAAAAATTCTGTCCCAGTTGTCTTCATACTTCTTTTTGTTTTCAGGCTTATACCAACTTCCTGTATCGCCTAATATCTTTCCTCTCTTCTTGCCTCTCATCATTATAGGCTTTTCATTACTTCCTACTATAGCCATATTGTCCTCTCAAAGATCAGGGGGCTTTTACACCCCCTTCTCTAATTACTTACTTAGTCAATACCATAGAACGCAGATACTAATGCGTCTGGGCGTAAAACCTTAGCACCATATACGTGCAAACCACGGCAGATGTCACCAAAGCTATCTGGGTCGCGAAGGACTTCAGTGCTTGTGATGGTCTGTGCAGTTGCAGTAGAGCTAATGTGTCCACATACTAATTGTCCTGCCGCATTGGTTGTAGCCGCAATGTTGTTGGACTTGTACATGTCAAAACCACGGAGTTTTCCAGAAGATACCAATCCATTGCGGATTCCACCTTGACCAGAATTGAAGTCAACAGACATCAACTTAGAGCTTGCTTGAGAAAGTTGCTCGTAAAAACTAGGTGGAGCTAAGAACCAACGTCCTTCTTCTGGAATGTTCTGCTCGTCAAGAAGACGGGCCATGTGAGCCATGATATCCAGAGGATCGTGTTCGCTAGAACCAAAACCAATATCCAAGTTACCAGTGCCGTCAAAAGTTCCTGCGGCTAGGTCAGTAGCACTATCGCTACCAAGGATGTGGTTAGGGCTTGCGGCTGAAACGCCCGCAATAATCTTAGCAATTACGCCTTCGTCAAATGCGTCACGCAATGCGTAAGCGGCAGATGAAGATGCAACTTCTTTGAAATTT